GACGATATCTTGTTTACTGATGGCTTTTTTGATGATTATGAGGCAATGCTAGAACACAATCGCACCCTTGGAGATGAATCGTTCCGAATCAATAGTCATTGGGGACACTTCTGCATCTATCGCAAGGATATGACAGACAAAGATCGCGTAGGGTATTTTGACGAAAGACTCATTGGGTTTGGAGAAGAGGATGGAGATTGGATGTGGAGATTTCAAAGAAGATTCAATCGTCATATGAGAAACTTCAGTACTTCAAAGTTGCTATGGAACAGCGACAATAGTTGCCAACCAGGAAAGAATACAAAGACTCATAGTGGCACTAAGTATAGTGCATACAACAGAGAGTTTCAGTTTGGTCAAAAGTTAGAACTTGATCCAAACGGAACCAACAATGCATGTGGAGCATATGCAAACTCTCCTCAAAAATTGAGAGAAGGAATGGATACTCCCGACATGTATCCAGGAGAAACTTGGTTCAGAAACAACATCGATAAGTTATAAGAGGAAAGGCAATCATGTTTTCAGTATATGGATCATCGGGTTTTATCGGAAGTAGATTCATGGATATGTATCCAACAGAATCAATTGCAATTGATCGGGAACAGAACAATCCGATGAGTGCTGATGTTTTGTATTTTATCAGCACCGCACACAACTACTATATTTTTGAAAAGCCACATCTAGACATTGACACAAACCTCAACAAATTGATTGATGTATTGGAAGCATTTCGATTAAACAATCCTAATGGAGTTTTCAACTTTATCAGTTCTTGGTTTGTATATGGTATGAACTCCACAATGGACACCAAGGAATCTGATTATCCTGATCCAAGAGGATTCTATTCAATCACCAAACGAGCAGCAGAACAAATGCTCATGTGTTACTGTGATACATATAACCTTAAATACAGAATCCTTCGAATGACAAACATCATCGGAGAAGGCGATAGGGGCGTATCCACAAAGAAAAACGCACTTCAACACATGATGGGATTACTCAAGAAGAATGAGCCTGTCAGGTTATATGATGAAGGATCAAACATCAGAGACTATATGCATGTGGATGATGCCTGTAGGGCTATTCACTTATGCATCAACAACTCACCAACAAATACAATAGTCAACATCAGCAATAGACAACCTGTAACTATCGGGGAACTTGTCAGATACAGTAAAGAAAAGATGGGATCTACTTCTGAAATTCTGTCGGTTGAAACCCCTGCTTCCCATAAGATAGTGCAGTATGTTGCTGTGTGTTTGAACAATGACAAATTGCTTTCATATGGCTATACTCCGTCCATAAATACAATAAAAGCAGTTGATCGTATTTTAGATTCCCTTTGAAAGGTATATTATGAAACTCATTGTGACAGGTGGAAGAGGATTTATTGGTAGTCATTTTGTTGAATTGGCACTTAAGAATGGTGACTCTGTTATTGATTATGATTGTATGACATATTGTGCAAATGAAGTTTTGCCATTTGATAACTGTCCAAACTACAAACATGTATCGGAAAACATCTGCGATATCACACATCTCCCATCATGTGATGTGTTGATCAATTTTGCTGCCGAGACTCATGTAGACAACTCTATCAATGACACAACACCATTCCTGAAAAGTAATGTTGTTGGTGTTCACAATCTACTTGAGATTCTTCGTGGCAAGCCGAGCCATGAGAGACCGCTGTTTGTTCAGATTAGCACAGATGAGGTTTATGGAGACCGACCCGAGGGCGCATTCCAAGAGTCTGATAAACTGACTCCGAGTAATCCTTACTCTGCATCAAAGGCTGCTGCCGAGATGTTCGTATTGGGATATCATCGAACATATGGCATGAATTATCTAATCACTCGCAGTTCAAACAACTACGGAGAGAGACAGTATTCTGAAAAACTGATTCCCAAGAGCCTCGAATGCATTCATACCAACAAGAAGATTCCGCTTCATGGAGATGGCTCTTATGTGCGAGATTGGATCTATGTAAAGGACAATGTGTCTGCCATTTACACACTCATTCAGGGTGGTGCAAAAAACGATGTCTTCAACATTGGCGCAAACAACCACATGACCAATTTAGAAGTTGCCCTTGATCTGCTTAAATTTTTTGGGATAGGAGAAGAAGGAATTCAATTTGTCGAAAACAGATGGGGTCAGGATCTTCGATACTCTATCAGCACAGACAAGATCAATAGGTTTGGGTGGACTGCAAACCAAGCAAAGGGACTATTCTTAAAGTGGTGGAATTAATATAATGCAAATACAAAAATTGACAATTCCAGATGTCGTTTGCTTCACGCCCAAGGTCTTTGAAGATTCTCGGGGATTCTTCTACGAAAGTTTCAATGAGCGTGTATTCGAGCAAGCACTTGGTCAACCTGCACCTGACTTTGTACAAGACAATCACTCACGCTCCACTAAGGGTGTGTTGCGTGGTCTGCACTACCAAACTGAGCAACAACCACAAGGAAAGTTAGTGCGTGTGTCGCAAGGAGAGGTATTTGATGTTGCTGTTGATATTCGCAAGTCATCCCCCACATTTGGCAAGTGGGTTGGTGAAATACTTTCCGCACAGAACAAAAAGCAACTGTGGATTCCACCAGGATTTGCACATGGCTTTTTGGTTCTCAGTGAAACCGCAGAATTCCTATACAAGACCACAAATTTCTTTGCGCCACAATTTGAGCGTTGTATTGCATGGAACGATCCCACTATTGGTATTGATTGGAAACTTGAAGGCATCGATCCTTTGTTGTCTGTCAAAGACATGCAAGGCAAACCATTAACAGACGCAGACTATTGACAAAAATTTTATAGAAAAGACCATAAGGAGACAAAAATGCAAAGCACACTTGATCAAATCTATAGAACTCTTTACTATCAAAGTATTGTCAATCCCTCTGATCATGACTTTCAGAACTCCGATAAGGGAACTGTTCACTCGTATACAGACTATTACGAGTCTCTGTTTTCGTCACTAAGAGACAAGCCAATTCGTCTATTGGAAATTGGTGTGCAGGGCGGGATCTCGCTTCTTCTTTGGAAAGAGTACTTTCTAAAAGGAGATATCACAGGAATTGATATAGACTATAGTAGAGTGCAGCGTAAAGTCATAGAAGCGACTTCGCATGATAATCCGATTAGGCTAATACAATCGGATGCTACCTTGCCAAATGTTACTAATCATCTATTGGGGAAATACGATATCATTATCGATGATGGATCACATTCTTTTAGTCATCAAATAGCAAGTTTCTTGATTCTCAAAGACTTTCTGAACACAGATGGTTTGTACATCATTGAAGATGTTCAAACAGAATTGGAAGCACAATATCTGAATAAGTTGATTCCCTCGTCAGAGATAGTTGATCTTCGCAAGATCAAGAATCGATACGATGATCTATTGGTTGTCTACAAAAACAGCAAATAATTCTTTTATTTGCTCGTACATGAGACCTTGCAAAATCTCGGCATTTGTGCTATACTATGAGAACCTATGACAGATAAGATCGAACTCATTATTCTGCGAAGCCTGTTGCACCGTACAGATTTCACCCGTAGAGTGCAACCCTTTCTGCGAGAAGAGTACTTTCATGACACCTGTGAGAAGAGATTGTTCAAGACAGTCTCTGAGTTTATCGGCAAGTACAACATTGCCCCTACTCGCGAAGCACTGAACATCATCCTCAATCAGCAGGATGGGCTATCACAGGGTGAATTTGACGAGTGTGTTAAACTTGTAGACTCTCTCGAAAAGACTATCGATGAACCTGATGAAGCATGGCTTATCGATCAGACTGAGAAGTTCTGTAAGGACAAGGCAGTCTACAATGCACTCATGGAGTCTATTGAACTTCTTGATGAGAAGAAAGCCAATGGAAGGTCAAAGAATGCCATTCCCGAAATCCTAACATCGGCACTGAGCGTTTCTTTTGATGAGCATATCGGACACGATTTCATTGATGATGCCGAGCAGCGTTATGAGTTCTATCATCGAGTAGAACAGAAGACTCCTTTCGATCTCGACTTCTTTAATCGAATCACGGCAGGAGGTGTTCCCGACAAGACTCTCAATGTGATCCTCGCGGGCACAGGAGTGGGCAAGAGCCTGTTCATGTGTCATCATGCTGCCAACTGCCTAACACAGAGCAAGAATGTCCTATACATCACCTGTGAGATGGCAGAGGAAAGAATCGCAGAGCGAATTGATGCCAATCTTATGGATATTTCAATGGATGAACTAAAGAAGTTGCCCATCGATATCTATGCCAAGCGTCTGTCCAAGGTGACTATGGGAATCACGGGGAAACTCCTGATCAAGGAATATCCCACTGCCGCAGCGAATGCCAACCATTTTCGGCATCTGCTTGATGAACTGCGCCTGAAGAAGAACTTTAAGCCCGACATCATCTTCATTGACTATCTCAATATCTGTGCTTCGACTCGGTTTAAGCCAGGAGCAAATGTCAATTCGTATACCTATATCAAGGCAATTGCAGAGGAACTTCGTGGTCTTGCAGTTGAGATGAAGGTACCAATCTTTACTGCCACACAGACAAACCGTTCAGGCTTTGGCAACACAGATGTCGAATTGACCGATACCTCGGAATCGTTCGGGCTACCTGCCACTGCGGACTTTATGTTTGCTCTGATTGCAACTGAACAATTGGATGCAGTCGGTCAGGTCATGGTCAAACAATTGAAGAACCGTTACAATGATGTTGCTGCCAATCGTAAGTTTGTGATTGGGATAGATCGTTCGAAGATGAAGTTGTTTGATGTTGATGAATCACAGCAACAGTTGATTCAGGGGAATCATTCTGC